ATTGACCCACCTGTTCTTGGGTCTGTACTTGGGGCTGGTATTGATTCATTAACCAATGCAATCATTGGTGCATATGCTAAGTCATGTTCTTCTGTAGATAATGAGTATATTTCAACTTCTTGTCTCTGTGCAGTTCTAGTTGCTAATTGAGCACTTGCATTTGCAGTATCGTCACCACCAGCATTGATAACAATAGTTGGTCTAAATCTTACATGGTCTGCGTCAGCAACATTCATAGAAACATTATTTGTTACCGCAACCTCACCAAAGAATATGTGACCTGCAGGGTGAACTAAATCTTTTACTATTGAACGGAACTTATTAATACTCTCACCGATTCTTACAACATAAGAATGTGATTGATAGAATTTACTATCAGTAATTGACATACCTGAAGCTGATAGAGCACCAGTATCACCTGTTGTTCCTTTGTTTATAAATCCTTCACCTGACTTCGTTCCTCTACCAGTGAATGGATTAAATGCATGAATTTTAAATGTTCCGCCGTTAGGGAATGTGACTGATTCATTTTCTAAGAACATGTTAGTCATGTCTTGAACTTTAAGTAATTGTGTATTGGAGTTAAAGTCTAATACTCTCGCAGTTGAACCTGATACTGAACCTGTAATAATTGTATCTTTTGTTAGAGCAACACTTGGTGCGGATATCAATAAAGGATATGTTGAACTTTGAGATACATGTGCGTCTGAGGTATATCTATTACCTTGTGCTTTGATATTAATTGTTCCAACTCTACCAATACTTTTTGAAAATGCAAATAGTTTCGCACCACTTCCCGAAGAAACATTTTGTTGTAAGATTGTAGAAGTCGCACCACTTCCACCACCAGTTAAAGTTTCTCCTACTACAAATGAACCAGTATCTGTTGCCCTACGATATACTTCTAGTCTATTCTTTTCGTTATTAACTAGTCCGATTACTGCTGTCGCCCCGCCAGCGCCCGTGACAACTTCACCCTGTGTAAATGTTGACACACTCGCAGGATAAATGTATCCGCCTGGGCCACATAGAGGTAATGTACTGTAACCACGTCCACCATTTATTAGAGTTACTTTTCTTATGTTTGAATTTGTTGTTTCTAGATTTAAAGGTGAACCGTCTTCTAAAGTAATTCTCATATACTCTGTGTATATTTCTACTTGGTCACCAGCACTCAATCCTGAATTGAATGTTAGTATACTTCCCTGTGTACTAAAACCTGTTGTTTGTTCTACGTCATTTACAAATACGTGTCTGTTGTGGTCTTCATAAATTACTTGTTGTCCGTAATTATCGTAACCACTGAAAACTGTTTGTCCTGCTGTTGCAGTAAACTGATAGTATCCAAATCTTGTTCCTGCCTCTTGGAATAGTTCGTCACCAGCAGAACCAATCATACCAAATGCACCACTACCGTTAGTACCAGTATTATCAAAGATAACTAAATCACCACCTTCGTATCCTGAACCGTCTGCTTCAATATATACTTCTTCTACAGAACCTGTTTGTATACCTTCTACTACAGAAGTTGAAAGACCTACTTGACCTAACTGGTTTTTTGAACCTTGGAAATTAATATCGTCATTTATTGCATACAAAGAACCTATCGAAGCAAAACTTGATTCTAATATCAAACCACCACCGTCTTCTAGAAGAATGTCTCCGTCATCACCGTGGTCAATGTATATTGAAGAATCGTTATCATTGAATGTTGAAATGATACCTGATACTGTTCCTGCTCTTTTTACTTTAGTATCTCTATCTAAAAGTTCTATAGTAGAACCTTCTCTAAATTCTTTACTTGCTATGTTTGTTATATCAAGTGAAAATAATGTTTCAGAACCAACCACTGGATATACAATGTTAACGATACCCTGTGCGTAAACAACTCCACCTTCATATTCAGTTATGGTATCTGTTGCTTGTGGTCTATCTTTTTCTATGGGGATATTAACAACCATTCTTCTTTCTGAAACATAAGAAGATTCACTTGACTTGATTGTATTATCGAATGGATATGATACCTCTGCTTCCTGCCCGTATAGAAGTCTTAAAAGGAACTTTAATGAATCAGGGGAACCTTTCTTTTGATAAAGGTCTCTGATATGTTTTATTGTACTTCTCTTGTTTGAGTTTAAACTCGCATCAAGAGAGGGCATGAAATCTTTTTGGAAAAATTCTAAGAAGTTTTCTGTTGTTTTATCTACGTCTGAGTATTCTAAGATTTTATTATTTGCACGAATACTAGATTCTTTATATGTGGAAACAACACCAGTTTGTCCACCTGTTCTACCAGTTACATTTTCAAGAGGTTTGAAACCAAAACCTGAAATAGTCTTAACGAATAATTGGTCTCCGTTAACGACATTAATCTTTGCGACTGTTTTAGATTTATCACCAACAAGATACTCACCTACAGTAAATGGGTCAGCACTTGCAGTTGGATTAGTAACTGTTTGCTCTAATAATATTTTATTGTCTACAGTTGTAGAAGGAGAGATGGTTGCAGTTTCATAAAGTATGTCACCACTTCCATCTTCCAATCCTACGTTGTCAATAGTTGATTGACTTTTGAGAACTACTGTCTCATGTTCTAGGAACTCAAAGTACGCTTTCAGGAAGGCGACAAATTCTGGCGACTCTGCCTGAACAAAGTCGGGTACTAGACTATTAAGTCTAGGTAGTAATTTGTCAACCCCCTGAATTCCACTCATATTATGATAGTGTAACTGTACTATTAAAGTTTGATAGAACAAACCAGTTAGAACCGTCCCAAACACAGATAACCGCATCACCCTGAGTATCCTGAGAGATTTGGTTACTTGAACTTGTTCCACTTCCGAAACTGGTTACAGTAATGTTAGCCGCATGGGAAGATGCAGGTTCAGTTTTTTGATAAATCAATTTTAACTGACCAACGTCTGTTCCGTTGTCTAACGTAAATGCAACGTTACCTGAAGCACCTGATAAATCAATCGCAGTTGCGAATGAAGAAGCAAGGTTACTTGCAGTTGCCGTTACTGTTGTAATATCGTCAACTGCTAAGTGAGTTGGGATATTTTCAAAAAGTTGAGCAATTGTCATCTTTTTGTTTACAGGCGTTCCGCCTGGGTTATCAACGATGTGAAGTAAATCATCACCACCGATGTCTGCGTCTGCTACTGCAGTTAACGCTGATATTTTCTTATCTGCCATTTGAATTTTCTCCTATTTTAATCCAATTTAATGGTAAACTACTCAGGGGACTCCTGACCACTTTATCCATGGTTAATAAGTCGAGGTTGACGTTGGAGTAAATCCTACACCAGCACTCGATTCACCGCTTGCAACGGTATCCAATTCACTTGAGACCTTGATATCAGCAGAAGAGATATCGATTAACGAACCTCTCTTTGCAATAACATCATTTGAGTTAGGTATTAAAGTGAAGTCAATCGTATTGTCTGAATTAACTGTTGAAGTTATGTTCAGAGCATTGATTGTTATTTTACCAGTGCCATATGCGATAGTACCCGCTTGGTTATCTTGATAGACTCTTACAGAACCTGATAGATAGTACCTACGGATATTACCTTCACCGTCATCGTCAAAAAACATGACGTTGGTTGCATCGCCACTAATGTAAAATCCTGTTGACGTTGTAATACCACCAGCGTGTTTATTATGTCCACTGTGTGGGTTATACAACGGGTTACCAAAGTCTACTGTTATTCCAGCAGTTTGACCTAGTAACAAAATCTTTTTCTTAAGCATTAGTCTTACGTTAGTTACATTTGATAGAATAGAACTATCCACTTCGTCTATGTTTCTTAGAAGATTTGAATGTCAGAATATACTATCAAAGTTATTAAGATTATCTGTATCATATTTAACGATAGCGTTCTTAACTAAAGTTTCTAACTCACCACTTGTTAAATCTGTTAATTTTTCATTGAATTGAAATGTAGTATTAAGTAAAATCTTAATAATTTCAGCGTCTACTATTTCAGGTCTAACTGTTATAACATTTAGTTTGTTTAGATTTGCTTTGACCTGTGTCTTTTCTACGTCTGATAAGTAATCACTATTCAATGGTTTGATTGCAACAAAAACTTTACCATATACAGGTGGGTCATTATCTTCTCCGCCCCATACTGCTACTGCATCTGCATTTGGATAATACTCTGAGACTTTTGCTTTGTAGTCATTCAATGTTACTAATCTGTTTTGTGAAGAATAGAACTTTGTTGCCTTAAACTTGATTGATTCTACAGATTCTTTTTCTGAACCACCCTGTGCTATATTTGTAGTTACAACTGTTGAATCTGAGAAACCATTGATTGCGTCAGTAAGACTAAATGTATTTGCGCCATTAGCATGAATAACGTCTACAATCGTATATTGTATTGTAATAATATCTCCGTCATTCAATTCTGCACCGATACTACCGTCACCAAAATATACTTCGGTAAATCCGTCTTCGTTTTCTTGAGTAAAGTATACTTTACTTGTAGAAAGAATATTTGATATATCACTTGCAAGAGCATATGCGGTACTTGTACCACCTGAGTTTACAGATACAGTCATTGCAGTTCTACCTATTCTTGATTGACTTAGTACAAACTTAGGATTTGCAATTTGTCTATCATAAACAAAAACGTCACTTGCATTTGTTCCTTGTTTTATATTGATTCCTGTATAAGAAAAACTTTTTCCATTTGGTTGAGGTGTTACACCTGCACTTACAACAAAGTTGTATGCTTTACCGTCATACTGAGTTGAGAATCTTGTACCTGCTTCGATAGTCATATCGTTTGCACTTGGGAATGTACCGTCTGCATTTCTTACGTTATTCATAGTTAGGTCAACGATTGCTGTAGAGGCAGATTCTGAAGCAGGGACGAAACCTAAATCTTTCGCACGTGATACAACGTTCTTTCTCATTTGTGCGGAATCTAAGAATAGTTCTGAAGCAGCTATGTTTGTGTTTACTGCTCCGATATGTGATGAATACGCAAGTAAGTCTATTAACATTGAAAGTGTTGAACCTTCAAAGTCATAATCTTTTAGACTATCTTGTCCTTTTAAATAACTTTTCAGATTTTGACTTATATCGTCAAAGTCTAAATCAGTTACATTTAGTGATGAACTTTTAACTGCCATTTAGTGTCCTCTATCTCGCCCTGCTAACAGTGAAATCTAGTTCCTGTCCTTGGGAGTTGTTCTTTATGTTGTAGAAAATAGTAACGTCCAATTCATTTCTATCTGATACTTCGCCGAATTGAACCTTTACATTCTCAACTCTTGGTTCAAAGTCTTCGATAATCTTTTGAACTCTGACTGCAAGTCTTCTTACTTTCCTATCCGTGGTCATTTCAAAAAGTTGATTCCTCAAAGAAGACCCCAAACTTGGTTTGAATGGTCTCTCATAAAAATTAGTTAGAACTATATTTCTAACTGCACGTTTAATAGCGTCTGTATCATATTTAATGGTAACGTCACCCGTAATCGGGTGTGGTCTAAACCTAAAATCTATATCTGCGTATAGTTTTGTTTCCGCAACGTTTTGTCCCTGTGATTTTAAGTCTGCCATACTTCTATTTATACAACCTTTCTAAATTTATGCATCAGGAATTGTGGTATCTGTTTGAACACCAGCATTAGCACCAACACCTGTATCTTTAGAAGTTGATTTGTGTACATGAGTCGCAAGAGTCGGTGCGTTTCCAGCGTCTGTTGATACGTCACCAACTGAATGTGTTGTTTTAGTAACATGTACTGTACCGTCAACTGTTAAATTTGTAGTCATAAGTGTTTCGGGTGAAGTGAATGTTGTATTACCAACCACGTCTGCATTTAGTGTTCCGCCTATACTTGCATTTACGTTTCCGTCTACCATTAAATCTGTATGTCCTGCTACGTAGATATCTGCATTACCTGTCGCTACTGCGATTCTAACATTACCCTTTTCGACAGACACGTCTACGTTACCACCGACAATTAGTTTATTGTCTTTTGCAACTACAGTATAATTATCATTTACAATTCTAGTTACCTCTGAACCATCAGGGTGTATCTCATGGAACGTTCCACTTCTATGTTCGATTGCCATTCTTTCTACACCAAGAGTATCGTCTATCTCAACGATATGTCCTGACTCTGTAGTCATGGATTTGTTATATGGATATACTGGTCTAGCAGGTGATACTGGGAATGCCCATTCCTCGTCTACTACTCTTTTCTTTGTATTGTCTGTAAAGATTTCTTTTGTGTTTATGTGTTTTAGATTCTCAACTTTATCGTCTACAACTTTTGTAAAACTTCTATGTGTATATGTTGCGATACCTGTTGTGTTATCATTTAAATCTGAAGCGTCATAGTATCTTGGATAGTAAGGTAAATCATCTTTGGTAAGTTCTACTTCTTCTATTGTTGAACCTGTTCCGTCATAGTTCAGCGTGAGAGACTTGACGTGTTTTGGTGCGGTATCTAATGCAGTAGTCAATCCAAAACTTCTAGTCCTATCGTGTGTAGGTGTTTCACCGTCTGGCGTCTCAGCATAGTCTGCTATTGTTAATCGTCTTGGGTCATTGAATCCGTCTTCAATCTTTCTTTGTATCAATTCGTCTTTGATTGTAATACGAGAACCCTGTGC